ACTCACTTCTTATTATCCTTCTTGTCATCCCTCTTGGCAGGCCGCTTGCTCTGCCGTTCTACGAACGCCCTGCGGACCTTATCGTGTTTGCGGTCCTCTGCGGTTATAAAGCGTCCGCCGCGTTGCACATACTGCTCGTGGACCCACTTGCTGGCAGGGATAGACGGCCAAGTGTTGAATTTAGCCTTGGCTTGGCTGACGAGAGTATTCCACAGGTTCTCGTTGGCGGGCTTGTCTGCCATACATGCCTCTCAGATGATCCGAGTGAAACCCCAAAGAGGGAGGGGCCGAAGCCCCTCCCGTACTCTATAACTAGTCTGTGACGACTGTGGGGTTCAAACGCTCGTAACGGGCACCGCTACGGATAACCTCTTCGTAACGGATCTCGCCGTGATCGGTAAACGCACCTTGGGCGAACTCGCCGAGGAATGTCGGGGCTTCGATCCATGCAGCCGAACCGACGTGGGCCCGCTCGCGCATGGTCTCATCGGCGTACTTCTCGTAGACGTTCGCGTTATGATTCGGACGGCCAGGGGCAGAAATGTAGCCCTGCATAGCGCCCTTAGTGAAATCGTTGGGGACGTCGGTGTCGGTCATGACGCCCTCTTCGAAACGAACAGGACCCTCCTGACCAGGAATCGCCGCGCTGAATTTGCGGTCGTACATCTGCGGGGCGCGCTCAGGGAACTGCGGCGCGGGACCAATCGTCGGAACTGACATTCCTACTCCTTTATGGCTTGAGGTACCTCTGTCTCAGTGTTCATCGTTAGAAAGATAATGTCAGCCTTAACTAGGAGCGTTTTGTGTGTTCTTCAAAGGCGCCCGACAGGCGAGAAAGATCGGTGTCTACTCGATCCAACTTCATGTCAATTCGGTCAACCGCGTCACGAAGGCTGGACCCGCCGTTAGGGCGCTGTTGCGCGTCAATTAGGTCCAACTTATGGTCTAGTTTTAGAACCAGTCGAACCAAGTAAATGCTGACAGCGCCTACGACACCGACGACGGTTGCGATACTTCCCGCGACACCGACAATATCCACCATGTGGTACCCCTTACGACAAGGTGTTAGAGGTTATGCACCAGTGGCAGGTGTGGAACCAGTTCCAAACCGAGTGTCTTTCGGATTCAACCAGTCAATAACAGGGGGTATGGCCGACGCCGCGCCCGCTGTCAGCCAAGCCTGCCAGTGGTTGAGGTTAACGGTACCGCCGCTAACCCAGTCAGCAATCATGGCTCCAAGAACGATAGCGACAAAAGTCTTAAACGCACTGCCGAGAGGGGTTTTCGCAAGCCAAGTATTAAAAGTCATTGTGCTCCTTCAGCAGTAGTAACTTATACCAATTGTGAAGGTAGTCTGTATTTAATGCATGGTTAAATTATCGACTAAAGAATTGATTCTCTGACACCTCAACGTTTGGCATTGTTAAGTCCGCTGTAAGGCTGCAAGCAATTGCAAGGCTGTCTACGTAGTCATCATGCGCGTGCGCTTCGTCGGGGGCCTGTACCAAGAAGTTAGGCCCACTGAACTTAACTTCAGCGTCCGTCATTTGCTGGTAGAACCTTTTCCATGAGCGCAGGCGGCGTGTCTTTGCGTGCGCAGGCCAGCCCACCATCTTACGCTGTAGCAGTGACTGCAAATGTTTCCAGCGCCGTGACTGCTCACTCGGACTAGACGTTACAGGGATAACTTCAGAACGGGGCATGAGAATTTTTAAACGTTGGGCCACTGCGTCACCCACACCGTTGGCGTCGACACCGATGGCTAGGCAGTCATATTGCGATAGGAAGTTAGTTATTTGAAAATACTGCTCTTCCCAATCGTCATTTTGGATTTCTAACCAGTTAAGCACACGGTGCTCAAAGAACCCAAACTCATCGGGACGATCCCAGTCAACCCACACCACAGTAACAACAGTAGAGTCCATTTTTCTTGCGGGGTCAATACCCACGACTACGGGTGAGCGCCACCAAGACTTTACAACTTCTTGGGACGTGTCGCCCAACTCGTCCATGGTGTTAGATGTGACGAACATGCCCCGCTCTAGCAGCCACTTGCAGTTGTACGACATTTGGAACTCGTCGGAGTCCTCGCCGATACGGAGAGTCTCTTTTCGTATGAACTTGGCGTAGTTCTCGTTGACCTTAGAGACGTCTTTGTAGTCCCACTGATAGTGGTTTTGTCTAGCCCCTCTAGATGTTTGGCGACGCTTGTTAAGTTGGATGGACCTATAGAAGTTGTTCTTCGACGTAGTCGGGGTGCCTGTCTTTACCATGGTTCCCGCGTAGTACGCGAGCATGGGCGCGATTGACTTGGTGACCACGAAGTCGTCGGCTTCCTGACACTCGTCAACGACTACAAGATGGAACGACTTTGATTCAATTTTGGCTCTCGGGTTAGCGGTCATCATCGTGAGCGTAGACCCAGCCTTCTTCAGGCGTATGCCTTTTGTCACCCCTACGGTTCGGGTGGCGCTGTCGTCGATCTCTGGGTCTCCCAGAATCTCTGTCGCCCTCTCCGATGTGAGTCTGGATACTGTACGACCAAATAGTGTTTCCGCTTGGCCCTCAGTTGGTGCGAATAGACCGACCCAGAATCCGTTTGCAAACTTACCCAGCAAATCTGGGTACAACTTAGCCAAAGAAGGAAGTAGCACCATCAAGGTGGCGCAGGTATTGGCGATTACCTCGGACTTGCCCGACTGACGGGCGGCGAGCGCGGTGACTTCTTCACCATCTCCGATAATTACACTCTCAATGATGCGGCGGGAAAAATTTACTTGGTACGGGTGTAGCGGGTAGCCGACTAGGGCCTCCATGAAAAGCATGATCTTGTCTACTAACTTGTTGACAAACTCCTGCGATAGTTCATCAAGTACGTCTTCTGCGGCTTCCAGTAAGGCTTCATCACCCACTAGTGGTTCAAACTGCTCGTCATCCATAAGTCATTGTCCAAGTTAGTGTCGGGTAGATAACCAGCATTGTCGCTAGTTGATAAAAAGTCTGCCCTAAAACGACGAAGACCGAGCGGCTCATCCTCGCTCGGTCCTCGCCATCACAACCACCACACAAAGGACAGGAGATAGTTCATGTCCAGCCCTGACACTACACGACTATGCTATGCCGTGCAACTACCGCAACTGGCGGCGGACAATCTCTTCCATGATGGCGTATAGAACATGGGAGGCGGTCTGTGCTTCCTGAAGTTGCGCGGGGTCTCTGGTCTTCTCAAAGGCCGATAGGCAACGACCTGCGCTGTATAGGGCTTGATCTGCCCAGTCGTTCAGATCGGACGTGGGTAACTTACCAACCCTTTTAATAATCTTTTCAGGGATGCCAGGCTGTATGCGCTTATTATTCAACATGGAAGTCGTCTAGCCTCCGTGCTCCGATTGCGTCTGTTAGCGCCTGTTCCTCTGGCTTTGTCTCGCCCCAGCGGCCCAGTACCACAGCGTACGTAGAGAAGGGTATCCGAAGAACCAAGGCCTTACCAGTTCGGAAGGGGTGTTCAATCTCCTGCGTGTAACCACCCGTGTCAAAGATGGGAAACTTCCTTGTGGGATACCGCATTGCGTGGGTGTAGGTCTTAGTCCCGATGTCGTGTACCTGTGGCATTTTTATCGTTTTTTCGCTTTTCCGTTATTTTTACTTGGGTTACTTCCTAGACGGTACGGTGCGTAGGACTGGGCGCGCGGAGAGACACCCAAGTGGCGCTCGCGCTTGCCGCTCTCGTAGTTCATGGCAGTAACCTTAGACGGCGAGGCGTACAACTGATGACCGCGAGAAACGCGGTACAACTGCTCACGGCTAGCCTGCGCCAGTCGCGTAACGTTAGCCGCGCCGCGTTGGTACTGCTCGTCCAAGAACTGCTTGATAAAGCGGCCCTTGGACGTAACTTGGCGGAAAGAACCCCAAACCTCGGGAGGAACCTCGTAGTAGTTGTAGAACGTACCGTCGCGGAATACCACGGTCAATACCTGTCGCTGGGGGTCGTAACCTGCTGCCACGGTCCTAGGACGTTCTGGGTTGATTGTAGATGTCGGCATGAGGCTGATGGGCGCTGGTGCGTTTGCTACATAAGCGTTGCTTGGTGTGCGCAACTGGGATTTGTCGCCGTATGTGTACCCACGTTCGGTTTCATCCCAGTACTCGTACCATTCGCCTGGCTCGTCTTCGGTGGTGCCGTAAATCTCTGCGTGGATACCCGCCTCTTCGCGGCGCTCCGCTGCGGTGAGCGGTTTGCCTATCGAACTGACGGCGGTGAGTTGCCCCATGTTGGGGGTAGCGGCCATTGCAGGCGTCATGAGCATGGCCGCACGGTTTAAGTCTTCTTCGGAGATACCACGGATGACAGAACGCGCTGTTGCCGCCTCTTGGGAGGACATTAGTTGGGGGTTGGCTGCCTGTTGATAGGCGTTAGATACTCTCGCCATTTTCCCCGTCCTCCTCGCAAAGATGGTCGTCTAATTCAAACTCCGTGAGGATCTCGTCGCAGTAACGGC